CGAACCACAGGCTCGTGGCCTCTTTGCGCTTGGTCTGGGGGTTGTATTCCTCGTCCCCGCCGTGCTCCACGCTCACGGCGAGTGGATTACCAGCCTTGGCGCGTGCGAGCGCCAGCGCCGCCGCGTCCTTTCCTGCCTGGGTGGAGTATGAGTAATAAACGTCCCCGATGATCGCGCCAGGCTCTTCCATGCCGGCCTCCCGGAACGTTCCATCGAATCGCACGTTGCGGACGTCGCCGAGCAGATCGGTCACGACGCTGCGCGGCATCTTCCCGGAGTGCCTGGCCCAGAAGCTGTTGTCCCGCCAGTTCTTGGCGTACTTCTCTAGGACCTTGGCCGGATAATAGAGCGGGGTCCCCACGGCCGAGTCGGTCCATTCGCCGACCGCCAACAGGGGGACGTCCTTCACGATCATCCCGCCGTCGACCTCCTGGTACTGCGACATGCTCATGTCGCGGTTGAGCATCCTCATCCGATCGGACATCAGGCTGCCTCCTCGATGACCGGGAGCAGGATGCACCGGCAGTTGGGGTGCGCCGGGATCTCCGGATGATCGTTGATCGGGAACTCCCTGCCATGGTGCTTGCCGCACACGGGGCAGGTGCGCTCGTCCATCGCCGCGAGCCACTCCACCTTCTCGACGCCGTAGCGCTCGAACTGGTCCTGGCTCACCTCATTGTATGCCCGCATGGTCTCGGTGCGAGCGATCAGCTCCGCCCGGGACCGCTCCATGCCCGTCGCCTCGCTGACGCGCTTGGCGAGCGGCCGCGCCCCCTCCCCGGCCTCGACGCCCTCGATGAGCGCCGCGCTGACCTTCGCCTTGACCGACGCGGTCAGCGAACCTATCTGATTGTGCACGTTGATGACCAGGGCGTCGCTGAGCTTCTGCGGGATGCCGCGCGGCCCCAACCCAGCGGCGACCGCCTTGACGCCGGCGGTCTTGAGGAGCTGCTCCGAGAACAATATGGACCGCCGCACGGTGTCCATCAGCCAGGCATCGTGCTTGTTGCTCGCCAGCGATTCATACCGCTCCAGTTCCTCGTCCACGACCTCCTGCAGCTGCTTGGGGTCGGTGATATTGCCGTAGGCGACACGCTCCACCACGGACTGCAGCGCGGTATTGAGGTCTTTCACGGCCTCGCTGGCACGGCGCTTCTCCGTTGCCTTGAGGCGGGAAGGGTCGCGCTGATCCACACGAGCGGCTAGCGTACGCATCAGAACGCCTCCTCTTCGGTGATGCGCAGACGCTTCCTCGCCCACGCCGGCCCCACTATGGGGCTGAAGGGGTCGGCCTGCAGGACCTTGGCGACGTACTCCGCCTCCTTGAGTTCGTCCTCCGGGCTGACGTCGTTGAACTTGAGCTTGACCGCGCCGGGAACGCCGGACAGGCGATCGATGAGCTGAGGGTTGTAGATGCGCTCCAGGCGGCGGTGGACCATGCCCACCTTGTTCTCGAACACGTCCTGCCGCACAGTGGCGGTGGACCTGTTGCTACCTTCTGTCACTCCCAGGACGTCCAAGGGCACGCCGAGAGCGCAGGCCATGCGCCCGAGGGTCAGGTCCGAGTAGAGCTTGGTGTTGCCCACTCCGGTGGCATCCAGAGCGGTGATCTCTACGTCGCGGCACGTCGCCAGCTCGGTCTTGCTGTTCAGGTCGTGGAGCTGGTCAGCCACGGCGTCGAGCGCGGGCTGGCCGGGGTCCTCCCCTTCTCTCCCAACCCGCGCATGGTATCGCGGATGCCCATGGCGCTCGATGGCGTCGGTGAGCGAATCTATCATCCGGGCGTCCCGGTCTATGTCGTCCTTGGCGCTGTTGATCAGCGACATGCCGTACTTCGCGCCGCCGACGTGGAAAAGGGATACGTGCAGGATGCGGTCCAGGGACAGGGATATGCTCTCGCTCTGGCGGTTGCCGTAGTATTGGACATAGCCGGCCGGGACGCCGGCATTGTCGGTGATGATGTCGAACATCTTCGCCGGTCGCGGTAGGATGGCCACGATCTCCCCCTCCAGGTCGCCCATCCCCGTGGCGAGCTCCTGGAAAGCGTCCCCGAAAACGAGAGCGTCCACGATCCCCTGCCACAGCGACCCTTCGATGTCCAGCTCATCCAGGCGGGCCTCGACGTCTTTGACCATGGCCTCGTTTTCGCCGTCGACGTACCACCCGTTGCTGAGCGCGTACAGGGCGTAGGCATCGATGGCCTCCCTGACCGGACCGCCCTGCAGATAACGCACCTCCCAGGATTCCAGCTCCTTGAGGTCCCTCTCGCGCTTGGAGAATATGCTGCGCCCCGGTTTCTTCGAGGTGGCCGCCGGATGCGTGTAGGCGTGAATGGGGGGATTGACGGCCGCGTTAAGCCTCGCTACTGCTCTGCCGAAAAGTGAGCGGCCGCCCATCCCGGTTTCACTCATCGTGCGTGTTTAGGTGTCCGCGCGAATTTAAAACCGGAATTCATCACGGACCTACCTGACCGCATACCGCATGAACCGGTTCGGGTCGGACGGGGCGCTGTTCGGGATGAGCTTGGTGATCGCCCACACCAGGGCATCCATGCGGTCCGGTGACTTCTCCCCGGGGACCCACTCGCACATCTGGTCCTCGAGCTGCGGGTACGTTCCGACGTGGTGGACCTTGCCCTGTTCGTACAGCGCGGACACCGGCTCGGCCCTGATCAGCTTGCCCCGCGACGCCGTGACCGGCTCGTAGGGCACGGCCGGGTCCACTGTCCGGATGTTCACCTCCACCAGGTCCCCTCCGTTGTTGACCTCGCCCACGATGCGGTCCGCCTTATGCCTGTGGTACGCTCTGACAGCTGCCACGGCCCACTGGTTGGCGCTGCCCTGCAGGGAGCTGTCCTCGAGGACGTAGCAGTGTCCGGACGCGGCGATGCCAACGGTCACGATGCCGGTCTCATCGCTGTCCTCCTTGTTGGTGACGGCGGGGTCCACGGCGGTGATGATCCGGATCAACGGCGGGTGATCACGGACCCGCAGGTTCTCGATGACGCCTCGCTGCCATAGTGCGCCGGGATTGTCGTCGAGGACCTCTCCGCCGAGCTCCTGCCTTCCCAGTCTCGTTCCCTCGTACCGTTCGCGGATGCGCTCTAGGAAGATCGGGGAGAGGTTCTCGGCGTTCTGGAACGTGGAGAAGCAGACGTCGATCGTGTCCTTGTCGATTATTAGCCGGCGAATAATCGGGATGGGCCTCGGGGTGGTTGTCACGAACACCTGGGGGTTCGGTCCGAGCCGCAATCCGAACATAAGATTGTCCCAACACTCATCCGGGTAGCGGAACTTGGCGAGCTCGTCCACCCAAGCCGAGTCGTGCTGCGGACCCCTGAGCTGATCGGGCTCGTCCCCATTGTAGGCCACGGCCACCGCCCCGTTGGGGAACGTAAGGCGGCGCTTGGACGGCTCGTACACCGGCCGTTCGTGCGATCGTGCCACCTTCATTATCGAGGACTCCCCCAGCTCGATCATGGTGTCCCGGACGTCGGCCGCGGTCTGCCCCACCAAGGCGATGCTGCGGTATCCCTCGCGCACCCGCTGCAGGACCCATTCCGCACCTGCCCGGGTCTTCCCTCCACCTCGCCCCGCCCTCATGAGGTAGGTAGACCACTGGCGGTCCTTGGGGGGTATCTGCCCAGGGCGAGCCTTGAAGGCCCACCGTGAGGCGTACTCCCTCAGGACCTCGTCATCGCTGACGCTTGGCAAGGATCTCGCGGGCACGCCTCTCCACCTCCTCGTCGGTCATCTGGGATAGGACCTCTTGGGAGGATGGGGCGGACACCGGGGCGCGCTTCTCCAACCCGCTGATCCGGACCATCATCTCCAGCAGCTTGAGCCTCAGTGCGGCCCACCTTGTAGCGGCCTCCTGGTCGCCAAGGCGCATGGCGCTCCGGTAGTTCTTGGTGTATTCGGCCAGCTGGTCCGAGTATTCGTTAATGGCCTCCTCCTGGGACATCTCCAGGCGGACGATCGCCCGGACCGTGTCGAGGGAGGTCCCGTCGGATTGCGGTGAGAGCGAGGTCGACGCTGCAAGTTCTCGGACCTTCGCCACCCGCTTCCGGTCTACATGCAACGCGCGCGCGATCTCGCTGTTGTTTTTGCCGGCAACGATAAGTGAGGCGATGTCCGAGTCCTTGACCTTCGCCCTCACCTCACCACCTCAGGTCTGCCTTGTACCGGTCAATAAGCTCCAAGCCGGCGGTCGTGATCCGGTACACGTGCCGGGGGGCCCGGCGTCGTGTGCGGTACGTCCCGGTTACCCGGACCTTGTCCTTGGACCGCTCGATGTAACTGTCTCCCTGCAGCCGCGCGAGTATGCGGTGCGCGTGCCGTACCGAGATTCCGAGCGAGGATGCGATCCCTTGAGTGGTGAGGGAGACGTGAGGGTCTGTGTGCCTATCTCCCTGCCTCAGGATGAGCGACAATACCACGAAGTCGTTGGCTGTGAGGGTGTGGTATGAGCGCGGACAAGGTTCTGATTGCACCCCGATTAATTATGTGTTCATTGCTATTAATTTGGCTATGAATTTACACCCTGATTATTCGCCGGCGAATAATCGATAGGTAGAATTGTAGGTAGAAAAAAGGTAGAAAGGGTTTAAGGGTGGTCCTATCTCATGGACTCTCGGAAACGTCTCATGTTCCGGGCGGCGGAACTTTTCTCTATGAGCCAGTCCTCTTGGCGGCTTCTTATCCCGGCCCGTCCACCATCCAGCTGGCTCTCGCCGTTTGTTCCCATTTGCGGAACAGCGGTTATTAGGCCGCGCTGATAGTCTGCGTACATGACCATCGCGCCGCTCATGTCGTCGAAGTCCAGGCCGAGGTATCGTATCGTCGTCTTCGTGTCGCAGTGACCGAAGAGGCGCATGATCACCTCGATCTTGACCCCGGACCTGTACATCATCCGGCCGCACGTCCGGCGCAGGTCGTGGTTGGTAACCTCGAACCCGAGGCGCTCGCCCACGCCCTTGACCAGCTCGTCGACGGACGTCTTGTGGTAGGAGTAGAGCTTTCCCGCCCTCTCGTAGATCAGCAGGCCGTCCGGCACCGCCACGGCCGGGTCCTTTGCCCGTGCCTTGGCGATGACGTCCGCCCTGTAGCCCTCGAGGTACTCCGTCAGGACCTGCTCGGTGTCGGGGTGCCAGTTTATCTTCCTGTGCTTGCCCCCGTTCCGGCCCTTGCCATGGATCTCGACAGTGTTGATCCTGCCCCGCTTGAAGCTTCGGGTGGTCAGCCGGAGGACCTCTATCCTCCGCATGCCTAGGTCCAGTTCGCAGTGGACGATCATCCTCTCGATGCCCGTTGCCTCGGCCCGGACCGCCCGGGCCTGCTCGTCGGTGAGCCATCGGATGTTCGTGGGGGATGCGTCGCCGTACGAGACGCGCATCTTGGCGAGGTTGACGTTTCCCGCCCACCTGCAGAAGATCAGCAGGCACTTGATCTGACCGGCGATATATCCGCCGCTCCTACCTTCGTAATGAACCTTGCGGATATATTCGATCTCTTCCCTGCCGATCTTCCTCGGATTGACGGTCATGCCCGCCTCGTCGAGGCCCCTGAACATGTTCCATAGGGTCCAGCGGTAATCTTGGATGGTGGTCTCAGATCTATCGCCGTCCCGTAGCTCCTGGAAGTACTTCTCCAGCTCCTTTCCGAGAGTCCACAATGTCTTCCGAGACATCATGTCCTCCGTGCATAGGATGAGCTGCGGGGTATATTATTACCTCCTAGAGCCTCTTTTGCGCTGCGTCGGGCACTCTCGGCCGGATGATCACGTCCCCATCCGGAGCCTCGTGGTAGCACCAGGAGCAGCGCAGTACGGGCGGGCATTTCTTCGACCGGCTCGCTGATCCGTACATCGTCCCGCACCCGCACTCCGGGCACGCGTCGCCGTCCTTCACTCGATCACCCTGATCCGTCCGACCGTAGGCTCGTACAATTGTCCGTTTTTCTTGAGCTTCTCGACCAACCGGTACATCTCGGCCTCGCCCACGCTTCTCGCCTTGCATTCCGCTAGCAGCTCGTCCATGGAGAGGTCCTTCCTGTCCCGAATGAATCCTTCGACCGTCTGCAGGCGATTGCGCTCCTTGCTCGACCGTCCGGTGAATATGCGGTCGATGTCCGGCGTGCCGCCCTCGGACGTGCCGAACGAGCGAAGATATTCCTGCACGATGTCCACGGCCCTCTGGGCGTCCTGGGCCTCGACGCGTTTTGCTAGGCGCAGCTTAGCGGACGCTTCGGCCAGGCGAATGAACGCCTCCATCTGCCTCGGGGTGATAGGCACGGTGGCCGCTCCGTTGCGCGTGTCGCTCATGGCCCGGATGGCTAGATACCTCGCCACCATGGCGTCCGTGGCCTCCCTGGTCAGTATCGGCTGGCATGAGCGGGCGTATAGCAGGTAGCGCCGCACCTGGTCCCGGTCGTACACGGGCGTGAGGTCCTCGGTGTCTGCGAGTATGCCGTCCGCCTCTTCGTCGCCATCGGCGGAGTGCTTGAGCGCTCCCGCGCGTTGGTGTCCTCTGCAGATGTGCTCGGCGATGCTGCGGTCCCTCTCCGGGTTCGGCTTGTCCATGAGGGCGAAGATGAGGTCGAACCGGCTGAGCAGGGCGGGCGGGAGGTCTATCTGCTCCGCCAGCGGCTGATCGCCGTCGAAGCGTCCGTACTTGGGGTTGGCTATGCCCAGGACCGAGCAGCGGCACTGCAACGAAGCGGTGATCCCGGCCTTGGCCACGCTGACCCGCTGCGACTCCATGGCCTCGTGCATGGCTGAGCGGTCCTGGTCGGTCATCTTGTCCATCTCGTCTATGACCGCCAGGCCCATGTCCGCCTGGACCAGCGCGCCGGCCTCCAAGGTCCAGCGCCCCTCGCCGAAGTCATCCTTGACCGCTGCGGCGGTGAGGCCGGCGGCGGTGCTGGACTTGCCGGAGGCGTAGACCCCGCGCGGGGCCAGTTCTGAGACGTAGCGTCCGAGCTGCGTCTTGGCCACTCCGGGATCTCCCACGAGCAGGATGTGCGTGTCTCCGCGCAGCTTCTGTCCATCGTCCAGGCGCTTGGTGACTCCGCCGACCTGCTGCAGCAGCATGGCGAGCTTCACCACGTCGTTCCCCCACAGGCCGGGGGCGACTGACCGCACCAGGTCCTGTATGATGTCGGGGTCCTTGGCCATCTCCACGACCTGCTGCACGTCCTCCTCGGTGAGGCGTCTGTCGCCCGGTCGGCACTCATCGAGCTGCACGCTGATGATGTCCAGCTCCAGCTCGTTGACCACCACCTTGTCCTTGCCCATGCGCATGCGCAGGACCCCGTTCAGCGTGGCCCTGGTCCCGGCGGTGAGCACTCCCGCCAGCTCGTTCCTGAGCCAGGCGGTTATGCGCCCCGGTTGGGATCCTCCCACGAGCGCCTCGGGGTTCTCCTGCAGCTCCACCTTCTGCGTGTCTATGGTCTCGCACAGCTCAGGCAGGAGCGCGAACTTGGTGGACCCGGCGGACCGTCCGCAGCCTTCCTGCTCCTTGTAGCACTCCAATGGCTCGGTGAGGTTCGGGGGCGTCTGCTGCTCGTAGATGATGGAGGGGCAGCGCTTGCACTTGTAGGCGGCGCGGACTATCTCCGGGCGGACGATGGTGGCCTTGGAGACCAGGCCGGACACGCTGATCAGGCGGCCGATGTGCTCGGCGCGGAGCTGCGAGACGTCGACCGCCGCGTCGTCCGGGAGGTCAGTGATCCGAACGTCGACGTCCTCATGGTGGACGTGGGCGGCCAGGACCTCTCTCGCAACGCGCAGGGCCGGGATGGGATGCTCAAGGACCTGTTCGGCCAGGTCCGGGCTGA